AACGTTTGGACGTCCATTAGTGTCTGGTGTGTTGTCTAAGAATACACCAAAACCTTGTTTAGAGTAGAAGTTAGATAACGCATAACTCGACATAAAGACGATTTGGTTACCTCCAACCTCATAAGACTGGAATTTCGAACCTATGTCCACTTTTTTACCATTCTTAGTGTAAAGCATCGCAGCATCACTCTTAGCAAAGTTAATGAAATACTCGATTCCAAACTTGTTGAATTGTTGCCATAAGATGTTATTCACTTGGAAAGCAAATGTGTTACCAGTAAGTTCGTCTTTCTTAGTAGTAAGCACCCCAATCACACCATTAAAGAATTCTGGTGTTAATACTGTGTAGTTGAATTGAGCACAGTGTTTCTCAATTTGTGGAATAATACCATCACCAGCTGGGATATCGCGACCTCTAGCATCTTTGGTCATACATTTACCATTGGCATCAAAGTTGGTTCTACCTAAAGTGATACTATTCTCTTTACCTAATTGGAAGTTTTTAAGACATAACTCCTCGTCTTCAAATAATTCTGCATAACTATTCTCGTCGTTTTCTGAGCCTTTAGCCTGAACTTTGTAGAACTTAGAAGAAAGAGTTGAGAAGTCAGAAGAACGAGAAGCCCCGTGTCTGTGTCTTGACATGTAGTTGATGTACTTCTCCGAGTTACTAATGAATTTAGTGTATCCATTATCAGAAAGCTCAGGGTGATATGTAGTAAACCATCTACATTGTGCTCCAGTAGCCAAATCCGCCAATGGGATGTATTCATCAACATTATTTGAGATAAGTTTTACTTGGTGTTCGTATCCCTCAGGAACCTCTTTTCTGTCCGAACTTATCCAAAGGATTTTCCCGCTGTTTTCTAGCCTAAGAGCATCATTAGGGTCAAAATATGGCTCATCAAATACCATAGGAAACGTTCTTAGGCCTTTACCTGGAGTAGCACCACCACCGTGAGAAACAATACCAATAGTCTTAATGTAGTTCACCTCAATAGTCCAAAGGATTGAGTAAGAACTAATCATTGTGTACTGGTCGTTAGCTTTCTTTTGCTTACCATATACGTTGTGTATACCCTCTGTAAGCATGATAGACGCTAAATTTGGGTGTAACACTGCGGCTCTGAAGATTTTGTGTGGCTCTAGCTTTAAAAGGTTACCGTAAGTCTGAACCGTAAATGACTCCCCAAGGTTCTTAATCATGGAGTCTCTTGAATATAACTGCATAATACTGTTAATTTAAATGTTAATATATAATTTATGTTTTTGTTTGTACCAAATTTATTATAGTTAAAAACTACTAAGCTGGGAAGTTGCTATCTGCACAGGGTACAACCTGAATTAATCATAAGTGAATTCTGGTAAATCAAAAGACCCTTGTGAAGAAGCTCCCTCTTGGTGTTCTTGCTCCATTGGTTGTCTGAATTTTGGTTTTACCACAGGTGCTTGACCTGATTGAGACATATCACTTAGTCTCTGTATCTCTTGGTTGGCTTTTGCAAGCTCACCTTTATAATATTCATGGACAGAATTAACCATGTTCTCACCGTAAGTATCCCAGTAAGCTGCTTTAACCAACTGGTTTGGGTCAGACAGGATTCTATCAACAAATACTGAATCACCATCTTCGACTTGGTCGATTACTTGTGATAATATATGTTCTCTTTCGTCATCTGTAACTGTAAAACCCGCTACATTATCCAAGTCAACTGCTGCATTAGCAATTTCACCCTTGAAAGATTCGTTGGCTGAATCTCTCTCAGCTCGTAGGGCATCTTCGGCTTCTTTCCTGGCAGCGTTTTGTTTGTCCTTATAGTTGTTTCTGATTAGCTCAGTAACACTACTAAAATTTGTTGCCTCAGAAACTCTGCTTAGTTCCTCCTCTATAGCCTCATCCGTGATGTCAGGATTAGAATCTTTTAATGACTTTATGTAAATAGCTTTATCATCCATGCTATCAAAGTCCTCTGAGTTAGCCTGATTAACTACACTGATACTTTCGACTCTAGTATTTACTAGGTTGTCCATATACTGCTTAGGTGTCATATTTGACTCTCTAGCCGCATTGATAATCTGGTATTCCTCATCAGTAAGGTCATTCCCAGCTTGCATTTCGCTTGCCATTTTTCTAACCACAGAATCTAGTACATTGTGCTGTAACTCTGGTGTTAAATCTTCGAATTTACCTTTCTCATTGTCATTGAAAACTATTACACCATCCTTAATCCCAATAGAACCTAGGAATGTGTTAACACCTTCGAACGCACTTGTGTCTGTTGTAGACGGTACTGGCTCAGTGTTAGCTGGTGGCTGGCCTTCATTAGAATTACTTGGAGTTGCTGGAGTAGTAGGGATTTCCTGACCTTTTGTGTTAGCTGGAGTACCAGAGGAGTCTGGATTGGCTGTGTTAGATGCCGTACCCTCCTCTAGAGGATTTCCGCTTAAGTCTGTGATTTTGTCCATGATTTATAAAATTTGTTTTATTAACTATACGGGCAAAGATAACAAAAATTTTGTCTAAAATCTCTATTACCTTCACTTATGTAATCTTTAGCCTCTATCGGGCAATATCTGGAATCTAATTAAATTATTTAACACTGTGCACATCAATTGAACAGTGGAATTAGCTGGTATCTTTTTGTCCACAATAATTTCATCCGCGGCAGGCTTCATACTGGGTCCAAATGTCACGGTCTGTCCCACAGAATTGACTTTATTACTTATGGTAATAAGGTGTATTTTTCTATCCACGAGATTTGTGTTTGCACCCAGAGTTAGATTTAAATTAGCACTACCCGAAGCAAACTCAATAAATTGCATTGAACTAATCTCGGTTAAGTCTAGGTTAAGTTCACCAGTAGAATTCACAATATACCTCTTTACAGAACTATCCGTTTCAACCTTGACTTCATTATTGAACTTCTTGGAACCATCAAAACCTGGAATGATTATATCGTTACTCATAGTAGTATTTTGTGTTAGCTATTGTACCTCTAGCCGCCGAGTTCAACAAAGACAACTGTTTATTTATTGTTGGAGTTGGTTCTTTCTGGGCTAATTGTATCAGGTGAGTTAAGAATACTTGTAATTTCAAAGAACTTAGTCTCAACCTGTCCATCATCACGTGGTCTATAGAAAACTGTTCAACCACGGACAATTTAGTCTCCAAGTTGCTTATGCTCTCGAAGCCTAAATTGATAGTGTCGTTTATTTCAGCTGTAGTTATTACCATACGTTAAGTTTTAATCTTAGGGTGTCTTCTCTTAAGCTGTCCATTATGAATAGACTATCCAAGAAACACCCTTTGTCAAATTTGTGATTTGCTGCAAATCTTTTTGAGCTGAGTCTTTGCCAATCCAATAATAGTGACTCTTTGGTATGCCCAGTTTTACTATTGGTTGTTTCTGACATAGCTATATGTAACATAAGTTCATCTACACCAAGTTGCACTAACATTTGGGACTCTAAAAAGTATCCAGTTCTGTCATAGTTGGCTAGGTATATTTCTAAGTCAGCTGGAGACATATCGTTATCAAGGTTTTTAAGAACATTAAATATATCCTCAATCTTGAACGCTGCCCCATTTAGGAATTCTAGTAACTCTGTAGTTTCATTATAGACTAAGTTTAGTTCCCCTGAGTTAATACTAGTATCAGTCAAAGCAAAAGCTTTAGTAGGTACCACAACAATAGCCACTGAGTACCACCCGTCGGCATACATTAAGTCAGTGTCAACCCTAGCCTGCACGGCAGAGTTCTCTCCTCCTACGATAGGCACTACATTAGAAAATACCCATCTGTCAAGTATATTAACACCTGTTTCTTTTTCTTCTGTGTGTACTATTTTAACAAATCCATCCACTGGTTGGACCACACTGTTAAATTTATCCAGATTGATTACCCACTCTGACTTGTGTCCTGTGGCAGCTGGGTCCACGGGTGAGATATCTTGAGCAATGACAGCTGATTTTAGTACTGGTGAGCCAGCCTCCACAAAGTTCTTATGTATTATAGCGAACTTTCTTAGGTTTTCCATACCAGGTCTAAGCTTACCGTAGTTTATGTTAGCATCGGATATGTGCAGATTATTATCTGTTAGAGTCACCCCCAGTAATTTTAAACCAGCATTAGTTCTAAAACCAGTATTAGCTAGTATACCAGAGGTATTTTTTAATTGTATGGATTCTGAGTATAACATGTTATATAGTATTACTTATTTCTTTTGCGTTTCCTTTTCCAATATACATTTGGGTTCTCTCCAAACTATTACGTTCTCTCTTTATGTCTGCTTCAACTCTAAACTTCTTCTCGTCTAATTCAAACTTTTTGCTGATTTCTCTTTCTTTGATATCTAGCTCCCTTTGTTTTAACTCTAGTTCTTGTTGTTTGAATTGGTTGATTTTTGATGAGGTCTTCTCTAGTTCCGCTTGGAGTCTTTGGTTCTCCTGAGTCATCTGGTTAATCTGTTGAGAAGCTTGCTCTAGCTGGTCAGTAAGTTGTGTTATTTGATTCTGTTTCTTAATACGGCGTTTTTCTGCCATCCTGAGTATTCTCTTTATCTCTGTTACAGAATCGGACATTGCAATATTAGTAGCGTCCTCTGGGGATAGGATATCTGGGCCTAACCTAGAAAACTCTTGGAGTAAACCTTGTATTCTGGCAAGTTTCTGTCTGTAGTCATTTGTATTAACCAGATGAATATTGTAATCTGATAATTGGAATTTACTAGACATTATTGAGAAACTCTTAGAGCTGTGGCCACTAGAATAAGACAACCTTGTGCCTTTTTTGAGTGATACCTGGCAGGCATCTATGAACGATGTGAATGCTAATGTATTGAATAACAATGCCGCTTCTGAAAGTTCCTTTGTGATAATATTAGACTGTTGTACACCGACTTTTATACCAGTGGCAGAATCACGTTCCTCTGATTGTCCAAGTGAGAATCTGTTTTCGCCAGAGACACTGTCTGCCTGAGCTTCGATACTATCTAGTACCAATTGGATACCTTGTATCGAACTTGTAGACACTGTTTCGTCAAACTCCCCGTAGTTGTTGAATTTAGTAGCTCCTTCTTGTGACATATCAACTAAATCAATACCTGACTTCTTTAATCGGATATACTTGGCTAACCTTGTAGAGAAGCTTTTACCTAAAGCTTTTGGTATCGCTAATATATTAACTCTGGTACCCTTAGTACCTGAATTAGCGATTAGGTTGTTTTTAAAGTTATTGATTATGTCATACAAGTCTTGTAACTCCATCATGGATTCCATAAAGGAATTAGCAAACACACCATCATAAGATAACTTACATTTCCAAGGAGTGTTACGAGACCTTTTAGCAGTCTTGTCCAAGCCGTAGTCAACATATATGTTACCATTGATTCTTGTACATCTATATCGGTCTAGTCTATAACCTACTGTTTTGATGCGCCCAGTTTTGTTGTCCAGCACATCCATTTTGTTTCTTTTGTCCTCAGACAATGGTTCTTCATTGGCTGCCAACCATTCTGTATGAAGTACTTCGATAAGATTAGGGTTATCTTGTGGGCTAGTCTCATGGTCAGGGTGCTCTGGGTCAAGCTCAGCTGGTGTCCTCTGGAATGTTCTGGTTTCAGTTATATAACCACTCTTAGAGAACAAGTCATCCTTTTCGTCTTGTGTTAATAGATGACCCCATCTAGCAGCTATCTCCTCCTTGGTATAGTACTTTCTCTGGACAACAGCTCTTGTGGCTTCCCCTAGTGTTAAAGTTCTGGGAATCTTTGTAAAGAATAAATCTTCATGTGGTACCACTTCAAACTCTGGGTCTTCCCCAATGGCCCTAATAGTTGTCCTAAAGAATCCACCGTTTGTTAGCACCAAATCTTTTACACCCTGGGTAAGTTTTCTTCTGAATCCTAAATTTATATCTTTCTTGGCCCACTCAATCAAGTTGTAAACTGTCAATTCCCCATCGGAAATATAATCTTCACCGTACTTCTCAGCTAGTTCGTCAAATTTTTCTTTGTCTAGTATTGGTTGTAATAGTTGTTGGTCTTCCTTGTTCCCCATTAGTAGGGCTGTGGCTCTTTGGGCTGTCTTCTTATATGTTAGTTCACATAAATCCTTAGACAGTTTCAGATTTTTCTCTTCTTCTCGTTCTTCGAGTGTGTGGCTATCTGAACAAGCTACAAATACTTCTTTTTCGTCACTCAAGTAATCCCCAACGAATCTGTTTACCCTTGGTTTTATTAATGGACTGAATCCTAAATCTATAACTTGGGATAACCCATACATTTCTCTAATGTGAGCAAATCTGGTCATATCCCTTTTACCCTCATAGTAGTTACGCAGGTTCCTGATTTTACTCTTATCTGTGACTAACGACCCAATTAAATGGTCACATCTAGACACGAGATAATCCTGTTGGGACTTCTCGTGCTTAGATACAAATATGTCATCTTTATAACTTCTAATTGGCATAGTTTATATTTTTAAGTTACACTCTCTTGTAGTGAATGCGGTCATTAAATACTAGTTTAAGAGTACCTTTATCAAGTGTCTCTATCTCGCAGAACGCGTCTCTCTCGTAATAAACGATATCCCCTAGTTTAAATTCTTCTTTGTCTACTTCTGACCCTAGAGCTAGTATTCTGCCGTAACCAACTTCCATTAGTCTTGAGTCCCCGAAGTACATATCCTCTGGTAGTTTTATACCATCCTCAGTGATAGCCTCTTTTAGTATTGGTTCCAATAATACTCTATCTCTCAATGGAGTAATATCAGCAGTATTAGGGTATCTCTTCTTTAAGATTGCCACACAATAAGCCGAATGGAATGACCTATAGTCATCTTCTCCCTCCACATTAACTTCTGAACCAGTTATTTGCGATACCATTGTGATATCCCCAACTTTTAATCCTGGGGCCGCGTTAACACCTGATACTTTACTACCAGCACTCATCACCCTAACTTTGTAACATCCTGTCTCAATTTTAGACATGATTTTCTCTTCTGGAAGTTTGATTCCTGTTTCGTCATCGATTTCTGAGAATCTTAACACTTTTCCTAGGATATCCCAATTGCACGCTTTAAAATCTTTTATTGTCATGATTTTTTGTTTAGTTGTTTTTGTATTATGATTGCAATATAATAATAATATGTGTCTTTGTAAGAATAAGGACTTGATTAATCCCAATTGAACTCTATCAGTGCCTCTTCTGAGTCGTCTTTAAAAATACTGTTTTTCTCTAGTATTCTTTTAGTGTTTGTGGTTGAGTCAAACTCATTTGTCAAAGCTCTGTCCCAAGTAGCACCGCTCATATCCAATTCTTCTTGTTGGCTAGAATCTGCTATAGGGCCCCAGTGTTTTGCTCCATTTATATCTGTATGCCATCCTATATCTACCCATCTATCAATAGCCCCAGTACCACTGGCCTTGGGTGCTTCTAGAACTAAATCCTCATCAAGTAGTTCGCATAACCCCATGGCTACGGTGATATCATATTTAGTCCTCATCTTAGGTCTATACTCAATAAGGTCTTCTAGAGCCCTTTTGAAGAACAGCAAATAGTAGTACTCGTCTATGTACTGCTTTAACTTGGCATCTGAGTGTTCTATGATATTGGTGGCAGAAGTAGTACCTATTAAGTCTACAGTCTTATTGACTCTTTTCTCCGCATTAAAATAAGAATCTGGTAAATTTATAAGTGGTCTTTTGGCCAAGAACTTGATAGCATTGTGTGTCTGGAAATAACTTTTAACACCAATTTTGGTGTACTCTAAGTTTATATTCAACAAGTAATAATGAGCCAGCTTTAAAACATTGTCGTAGTCATCATTCACGTCATCAGACCTGAAATTATAGAATCCCATATAAATGTTTTGTTTATGGTCACTCATGACATTAAATGTTCTTTTCTTTATAACCAGCGCTAGGTTTGACCTACCTTTAGAAGTAGAATCCTGGGCACCTTGGTCAATACTATCCAGACCAGCTATATACAATTGGTTGTATATTCGTCCATTCTTGTCTTTCTCAGGTTGTTCTTCCCCTTCCAGTATATAAATGTGACCCTCAACGTCATCTTTAACTAATCTAACACCTGTTGGTATCTGG